CTGCGTCTACAAGGCTCAGCCGACGATGTTCGCGAAGAACACACCGAGGCCGGTGCCGGTGACCTTGCAGTCGAGGGTGATGTCACCTTCGACGACGAGGGCCTGCTTCTCCGGCATATCGAGCTTGCGCATCGCGATGCCGTTCGGGCGCGGGAGGTGCGGAGCGCCGGTCCAGTTGAACAGCACACCGGCCGACGGGGTCTTGTTGCCAACCGCCGCAGGAGCGTGAAGGAGCAGCGCCGACTTCGAAGAGAGGACGAAGTCCACGCTGGCCGCCGAAGCGCCTTCAACGTTCGAATCAACAAGGGCCTTCGCGACGAGGACCTCATCGACACCGAGGTAACGAGCGATGATCGCTTCAGCGACCGACTCGGCCGAGGTGTACTTGACGCGGTCGATGATATCCGGGTGCTCCTTCAGGGCGAGGAACACGTCCATACCGACGACCAGCTTGTTCGCGTCACGCGCGCCATTGAGACGGATGAGCTTCTTCGCCGAGTCGACCGCACGGATCGGGTCGGACGACATGTAGTCATCCCACTTCGCCGTGGCCGCGCCATCAACCGTGGTTCCCCAGACGGACGACGCGAAGCACGCCGCCGCAAAGAGCTTCTCACGGCGGATGAGCAGGCCGTGCGTGACGACTTCCATCGCATCGTTTTCGAGGCTGATGGGCTCGTCGGCATTGGCGATGTCGTCGTACGCAATCATTTCGCCGAGCGAGTACTTGTCGCAGAAGTAGGTGTCAGTCGAGAGGCTGAAACCGGTCTTCGCCGACTCGTCGCCGGGGCCGCGCAGCTTGGCGTCGTCGCGCATGAAGGCGTTGGCTTGGTACACGAAGTACTTGTCCGATTGCTTGGACACGTTCTTCGAAGGCAGAACGCGCGTCGCGATGAAATCGGCGGCGTTCTGGGTGTAGGCAATCGACATGTCCGTAAGCGGACGGTCGATATGTAGCTGAGTACGAGTGGGGTTCATTCTAGAGTCCTTTCAACTTTGTAAAGAGGGTCAGCCGTTGCGGCCAGGATTCTTGCAGTCAACCGCCGCCGTGACGAGGCCGTTGGCATTCGCCGTCGCGTCGATATCAATGACTTGGCCTACGGCGTAGAAACCCGTCGACGTACCCGCCGTGAGCGCAATCGCGCGGCCGCTCGCGTTGGTACCAACACGCGCGCCGAGCGCGAGGTTGGCCGCACCGTTCTTCAGCTTGGTGATGCCGGCAAGAGCAACGACAGCCGTCTCACCGAGAGCCGGGCTGTTCTGAAGAACACCGACCGGGACGTCGGTTTCCGCCGTGCAGAGGCCAACACCGCCAGCGACGAGCTTGACGAAGCTGTACTGAACGCTCGACGCGCTCATGTCCGACGCGCAGTTGAAGGAGTGAGTGTTTAGAAACTTATCACCGATAGCCATGGTTCAGTCCTTTTCGCCGCGCAAATCGCGGACAAGGTTGGGGTTTGCGCGGTAAACGGCCGCCTTGGCCTGCTCTACCGTTAGGTTGGGGTTCTTTTCCCGGGCCTTCTTGACTTCAATCTCCAAGCGCGCTTCCGGCGTAGCGGCTTCATCGCCGCCCTTACCGACAGAAGCCATCTGGACCTTCTCAGCGTTGGCTAGCAAGCCGTTCACCGAGTCAAGCACGGCCTTGATGACGGCGTGCGCTTCGGGCGCAGCCTTCGCCAACAGGCGTAGCGCGGGGCCGAGAGCCTCAGCCTTACCGGGCAAGTGGCCGTAGATTTCCGCCGCCGACCGAATCGAAGCCTGAATCTCAGACTTTTCCTTTTCGTCGGCGAGTGAGCGGGCGAGTACCTCGGCTTCGGCCTTGGCAGCGCGGACCTGGGCTTCCGCGTCGGCCTTGGCGGCGACCAACTGAGCCTCCAACGCCTTCACGACGTCGAGCTTGGCGTCAGGAGCCGGGGCAGTTTCGACGGCAGCCTCTTGCGCTACAGCAGCGTCGAACGCAGCGGCTTCCGCCTCTGAGATCGGCGCCTCGGTAGCCTCAGGGGCAGCGGCCGTAGGTTCAATTACAGGTTCATCCATGGTGGCTTCCAGAGTGGTTGCTTGTAGCGTGGCGGAAATCGCCATGTCCGCTACTTTATCAGAAGCGTGTACGAGGTAGCGTTGGACCATGGCCGCAGCCATTACCCGAGCCTCGCCAGTGGCCTTAGCCTTCTTCTTGTCTTGCTTGACCACGTCGGCCAGCTTGAAGTCGAGGGCTTCCTGCGCGGTGAAGTAGTGGTCCTTGCCGTCTGTCAGCAGCGCTCGGATGTCGTCGGCGTCCTTGCCCGTCTTGCGGGTGTAGGCACCGACCATGGCTTCAGCGAAGGTGTCGAGCACGTCGGCGTACTCGCGCAACTTGGCCGCGTTGCCGCTGATGCTGGCCCACGGCGCGTGCAGCATGAACACGCTGGAGTCGAAGACCTCGATGACATCGCCGGCCATAGCGATCAACGAAGCAATCGACATGGCGACGCCGTCGATGACGACGTGCTTCTTGGCCGGGTGCTGACGGAGGGCGTTGTGGATGGCGATGCCGTCCGCTACCGACCCGCCGAAAGAGTTGATTCGGATGTTGATCTGCTTCGTGTTCGGGTCCAGAGCCTGAATCTGGCCCGCCACGTTCTTGGCCGAGACGGTTTCCGCCACCCAAGATTCACCAATGTCGCCGTAGACCATCAGGTCATATTGGTCTGCGGCGAGTTTGGATTTACACAGGACGAATGGAGTCATCGTTTAAAGAGTAGCATGTCTATTCTTCGTCATCGACCATTTTGTTAGACCAAGACCGCCCAGCATCGCCTCCCCACAAGGCCCAAGCGATTCGACCGTTCGACGGGTAGCCGTCTTCGCCCGGCGACCAGCCCTGCCCTTGCTTGTCGACTTCGTGTCGCGGGAAGTAGTTCGCCATTCGTCGAACGCGCCCGGCGGGCATGCGGTTCTGCGCCAGCAACGTCGCCGTCATCCGTCCGACGCGCGTGCCGCCCCGCTTGAACTCTTTGACCCAAGCCAACCCGCGACGAGCCTCTTCCCTGACAGAAGCCGGTACGTCCGGGTACGCGGCGGCTGTCATGCTGTCGCCTTCCTCGTCGACGTCTTCTTCGTCCGGGCTGACGTCTTCCTCAGGCGGAGCTACCGCTTCTTTCTGCTCGACCCCCGAAACGAGTTCCTTCTCTTCGTGCGCGTATTCGTACTCGTCCTCGTCAATGGGCGGCAATGAGGCCCGCTCACGAAGGCGGTTCTCCGTCTCGCGGGTCGGGGTCATAAACCCACCGGCGGCGGCTTGGCTCAGGAACAGGCCTAGATCCTTGACGTCGGTCGCCGAGATAGCGTCGTGCTCAAGGGTCGGCCATAGCTCGGACGGCACACCGTTGGCCTGCATCAACCCGGCGATGCAGACGCGGTTGATTTGCTCGCCGATGGCGTCGGCGTACCACTCAAGCGATGAGACGAACGAGCCCGACTTCTCGGCTGCCAGGGCGAAGGAGCCGGTCCGCTCGGTGCCGAGCAGCAGGAATTCCGAGGCCAGCGACATCAAAATGCGCGAGTCGTAGCGGCGGATGACGGGGTCGGCCGGCATCGGCATGCCCGTCGCGCCGACCAACTCAAACTTGTAGCCAGTCTCCTTGCCATCTTCCATTTCGGCAGGCAGGACGAGGCCGGTCAATTGGTCCTTCGACAACAAGCTGACCATGCGCTGCATCTGCGTCCGCACGGACTGCTCGGCAGCCGACGCCGTCGGCGACATCATGCGCGCCGGGATCGTCATCTTTGGGATGTTGGTCAGGTTTCGCGCGAGGCCGATGGCCTCGATTTCCTCAAGGCGCTTCTTGAAGTGCCATGCGCGATAGGCTCGACGCAGGACTGAGGCGCCCTCAGGGTTGTTCTTGTAGGACTTGGTGCGGAACAGGACGCACCGAGCCAGTGGCAAGTAGACATAGTTGAGGTTCGTGGGCGGAAGTTGCCACGCCCCGAGGATCTCGCCGGTGTCCTCGTCGATATCCCACTCGTCGATGGTCTTCTGCGACCGAAGCGAGATTGCGCGCCAGCCGACCAGCCCGTCGGAATACTTTGACCGATAGCGGGAGCTGCTTTGGTCGGGGCCGCGTCGGTACTTGTAGATGATTTCGTGTAGGCTGAAGCCGTAAACGAGCATCGACAGCACGTCGCTGATGAAGTCGTCCCAAGCCTGATCCATGTCGTGACGGCACTGCTCGACGAAGTCGGCCCACATTTCGGCGGCGTCGGTGTCAGCAGCCGGTACAACGCGCCACTTGATGCGCCGTAGGTGGCCTTCGATGGCATACAGAGCGGCGCCGATGGTGGCGTCGTTCATCGACATTTCTTCGTAGATGAGAGCGGCCTGCGTACCGCGCAGTCTCCGATTCGGCTCCTCGTTGATCGTGCCGTAAGAGTGGTCAAGACCGGGAAGACCGAGTTGGATTGTGGAGACGGCTGCCGAAGGAGCCGGGGTACGCTTCGCCATGCGGTCAGCCTATCATCCTTGACGGATCTCAGAGGGTGATTCTTCTGCGGGAGGAGGTCGAGAATGTTGACGCCGCACGTTTTTTACATCGGGTCCGGTCCTGCTTTTGCGAAGTTCATGTCCATTCACCGCGAGAAGGTGGTCAAGGTCGACCAAGCGGAAGACCGCGTCATTGTCTGGACGCGCCCGATGGTCGAGGATGACGGGACGGTTATCTTGGCTACTTCCAACTACAAGGACTGAGCGATGGCTTCAATCTGTATCGTAACCGAACAACTTCCTCCGGCTTTTGCGTGGGATCCGGCCTTTCCTGTACGCGGAACCGAGAAGTTCTACGTACAAACCGCCGAAAATCTGGCCGAATTCGGTCACAACGTCACGGTTTTCTACGACGGCGCAGATAAAAATCTCAAGGCCACGTACAAAAATCGTCGCGATGTAGGGCTGAAAACCTTCGATGCGGCTCTTGTTTGCAACCGCCGGTCCGTCGGGATGGCCCATAAGATGACAAAAAACGTCGTCGAATGGACGAATTTCTACCCGTGGATGGACTTCGGATCCGACGACGAGCCGTTGATTGTGATCTCCGAAATCGCAAAAAAGACGTTGC